GTTCGCAGGGGGGGGTAAAGGAGGCTGGGGGGGGAAGTGGTTTTTTTTATTATGGGGGGGGGAAGGGGGGGGGGGGGGGGGGGGGGGGGACGATTCAATCTGGTGTCGTACAATCTATACCCTCTCTTTAGGTGCGACAAATTTTTTCAAACTCTAATCCAAGGTAATAGTTGATCAAGTTTACAAGACATCCTGACATAGCATTAAGCGCGAAGGAGTATTCAACCAGGAAGTATAGGACATGGTACTCAAATGACTACGATGCTATCTTCAAAGCGGTAGCGAGTGGTCATTTAGAGGAACGTGCAGTCTTACGTTCTTTGTTTGCGAATGATCTTTGGTTTTTTGTTACTTATGGGATGGGAGTAGAAAAGGCGCATAATCCGTTTGTGGTAGAGATGGCGAGGGTTCTTGAGAGTGGGCCGAAGACAGGGACGCTTGATGTTTGGGCGCGTGAACATTTTAAGAGTCTGTTGATTACGCAGGGGGAAACACTCCAATATCATCTAAAAAATCCTGAGCATTGTACTGGGATTTTTGCTTATGTAAGACCAGCGGCAAAGGCATTCTTACGGTCGCTTAAAATTCTTTGTGAGCAGTCTGATTTATTAAAGTGGTGTTTCCCGGATGTATTGTGGGGTAAACCGGAGGTCGAAGCTCCTAAATGGTCAGAGGATGATGGTTTGATATTTAAGCGGACAAACAATGCCCGCAAGGAATCAAGCATAGAGTCTTGGGGATTAATAGAAGGTATGCCAACGGGACGGCATTTTGAGCGCAGGATTTACGATGATATTGAAACTGATGATATTCGGGAATCTCCTGATATGCTGAAAAAGTGTTTTGAGAAATTTGAGATGTCCGACAATCTCGGTGTAGATGGTGGTGTAGAACGAATCATAGGGACATATTATTCTCACTTTGGGCCTATTGTAAAGATAAGGGACAAGAAGGATGGGAATGGTAATCCTATGTATCTGACCAGACTACGGCCCGCGACAGATAACGGTATGATTACCGGAAAGCCAGTCTTATTGTCACCGGAGCGTCTTGAAAAATTAAAGATGAGCCAGTTCTTTAACTCTCAACAGCTTTGTGATCCGACTCCATTAAGTGATCTCCGGTTGAATGGAGATTATTTAAAACCGATTGAACCACAATTTATACCAAAAAATATTCATAAGTTTATGGTTTTAGACCAAGCCGGTGGTGATGAAACAAATAAACAGAGTAAAGACCTATGGTCTTATGGCGTTATTGGTATCGAGCCGGTCATGGATGACATTGGTCAATCCAATGTTTATTTACTGGATGTAGAAGCGGATAAGATGTCCCATTCTGAAGGGATTGACGGAGTTGTGCGGATGTATATGCGAAACGGTATCATTCAGCAAATGGGTGTTGAGAAGGTTGGATTATCAACAACTGAAATTCACATAACCAACGCGTTAAGGATAAAGGGTCGGAGGCTTTCATTAGATGCCGGGAACCTTGTTTTGTTGAAACCTGCCGGTAGGTCAAAGGAAAGGCGCGTTGAGATGGCCTTACAATGGCCCTTAAATAATAGCAAGATACATTATTCAACGGCAATACCGCAAAAATACATTGATGCCATTAAAGAAGAAATGCAGAAATTCCCTTTTTATCATGTTGATATATTGGACATGCTGGCTTATTCATACGATCTGTTTAAGGAATTTAGATTCCCTCATGGCAACAATTCTGAGTTATTTCCACAGGAAAAAGATGATGATGACCCACTTCATTTTGGGATGTCGCGAAGGTTAATTGGCAACAATTATATGTATATGAGGAAGTAAAATGAGCAGTTTATTTTCTAAACAGAAGAAACCTAAAGTCATTGACCCTAACAAGGCAGAACAGGAAGCGGCCCGGCAGAAGGCGGCCATGGGTGAGCGGATAAGACAACAGAGGGGCTATGAGTCAACTATCACTACGTCAGGCATGGGAGTCAATGCTCCGGCTCCGTCTCAATCAAAGTATTTAACGGGGTCTTAAATGCCTGAGAACTTAAGCGAACAGGAAAAAGTTAAGCGGATTAATTACAGGTTGTCTGAGTTAATCAGTATCCGTCAGCCGTGGGAACCTATCTGGCAAGAGGCGATTGACTTTACGGGGCCGCGTAAGGTTGGTATCCAGTCGGTAATGGGTAACACACAGGAAGCGATAAAGACCGGGCAGTTAATGTATGACGGAACAGCAGCCTCAGCTTTACAGCTTTATGCTGATGGTTTACAGGGTTATACGATTGCGGCCTCATTCCCATGGTTTAAGACTGGAATCCCTTATTCTCTCCCAAGTGTAGGCATGGCTAACAGGCGTGACTTTATTAAGAAGGTGGATGATTTACCGGAAGTAAAGGAATATCTGGAAGCGAAAGAAGAGGTGTTATACGGGGCTTTCAGGCGGTCTAACCTTTATGATGAAGTACCGGCGTTCTTTTACAGTGGGTTACAGATTGGAACGGCTGTTTTGTACGCGGAGGAAGATATAGATGGTGGGCGTACCATTTTTTCCGACCGTCACCCGGCAGAATATTATATTGCCGAGAACCATTTCGGGATAGTTGATACAGTTTTTCGTGTATTTAACATGACCGTTAAACAGTTAGAAGAACGGTTCGGAATAGATAACCTTACAACTGATATTAAAACCGAATTAAAAAATGGAAGGTTAGGTGGTATCCACGAAGTTATTCATGCGGTCATGCCGAAAAAAGATTTCTATGGTGTAGGTAATTACGCTAGGCCGTGGGTATCAATTTACAAGTTAAAGAAAGAAAATAAAATTTTATCGGAAAGTGGGTATTCGTATTTCCCGTATATTGTGTGGCGTTACAGGAAAAATAGTTTTGAGACTTACGGGAGAGGCCCGGCGATTGATGCAATGGTCGAGATATTAGGGCTTAACCAGATTTCTAAAGATTTGCTCCAGGCTTCCCATAATGCCACTTTTGGGGTATGGAGCGCGCCAGAGGAAATGCGGGGTAAGGTCAGGATTAACGCGAAGGGCATTAATTACTATGAGGATGCTAACCGGCAGATAAAGCAGATTAATCAGGATATTAAATTTCCTTACGCCAAAGACCGGGAAGAAAGAAAGATACAACTGGTAAAGGATTTTTTCCATGTTGATTTTTTCTTGATGTTACAGCAGACAAATCGGGAAATGACAGCTTATGAGGTAGCTGAGAGGACAGGCGAGAAGGCTATTTTAGCCGGGCCGATGCTTGGGCGTTTATATTCGGATGCTTTTAATCCATTGATTGACATTGTTGATTTCATTGAAACACGGGCAGGAAGGATGCCTCCACCTCCTGATGTATTGGTGGAGTTAGCCGGAAAGAATATTGAGATTGATTTCATTGGCCCGTTAGCTGAAGCGCAGAAGCGGATATTTAAGTCGAGGGGCATTAATACTCTCATGGAAACAATCCTTCCCTGGGCGCAGATTGACCAGGAAATTTTAGATAATATTGATCGTGATGCGTTAATACAAGAGATAGGAGCTGCAAATAGTGTTTCCCCGAAGATTGTTAACTCTCAAGAAAAGGTTGATGCGATAAGGGCAAAGAGGAAACAAGAGCAGATGGCGATGGCAGCTGCTCAGATGGCAACGGAAGCCGCTAAGGCCGTTCCTTCGCTTAACCAGCCGGTGCAGGCAGGTTCACCTTTAGAGGCAATGGATAAGGCGGCTTCGGAAGGTGCGGCGTAATGTTTGAGTCAATCAAAGACCGCTTAACTGGCGATAAAAATCCAAACGATTTAGAAGCGTTAAAACTTTTAAACGCTTATCGCAGTGTATTTGCTGGTAGCTTAGAGGGGAGTCAAGTGTTGGCACACTTACTCACTGACCTTGGCTTGTTTAATGAGCTGCAAGCGAACGAAGAAGAAGTGTCTTTACATAATGCCGCTATCAGAATTTTAGCACGTCTAGGAATAATTAATGGAAAAAATATACAGGCAATAATTGATGCTCTTTTAGATTTGCCTGTTAAATTAACTTAAACGAAAGGAATTTTTTATGGAGAACATGGATCAAGTGAACCCACAAGGGAATCAAGATCAACAAGATCAACCTTCATTAGGCTGGAGAGCCGCGTTACCAGATGAGTTTAAGGAGCATGAGTTTGTTAAGGATTGTCAAAAGCCGGGAGACTTTGTCAAACGGGCAATTGAAACCAAGACAGACAGAGACACGCTCAAAGCAAAGCTGGAAAACTCAATACAGAAGCCGGGAGAAGGTGCAACGCCTGAGGAGATTGCGGCGTTTAACAAAGCCTTGGGTGTACCGGATAAACCGGAAGACTATAAATTTGAGAAGCCGAAAGACTTGCCGGAAGGTTTAACCTATCAGGACAACGTTGTCCAGTGGTGGGCGCAGATTGCCCACAAGGTTGGATTACCCGAAAATAAGGCGAAAGCTATTTTTGAGGAATACAACAAGTTGGCTATTGATCAATACAACCAGCAAGCGAAGGAATTGGCCGACAAGGTGGAGAAGGAAAACGCAACCGCTCAGACTGCACTCAAGGAGAAGTGGGGATCGGAGTACGACAAGAATAAAGAATTTGCAGTTAGGGTAGTTAAGCAATTTGGCGGGGAAACTTTCGGACAGAAGGTTATTGAGTTAGGTCTTGGGAATGAACCCTCATTTCTTGAATTTATGGTTAGTGTAGGGAAGGCATTTAAGGATGACACTATGGCAGACCTGACTATGGGGCAACCAAAAGTTGAAGCAAAGCCGGGTCAATTAACCTGGTCTTATCCCTCGATGCCGGGATAAAAAAACTAAAAGATAAAAATACAATTTTGATATTGAACGGCTGATCACCGTTTAATCACCCAATAAATACAAAGCCTGTTCTTGTGCACAAGCAAGAGCAGGCTTTTTTATTGGGGTAACCAATAGGAGAAAAAGATTATGGCAACTGTTCACACTGATGCACAGGAAACTTTGTTAGAACTCGCTAAAGCGCAAAACAATGGCGACATTCTTTCTATGGCTATGGTGTTGGCGCGCGTCAATACGATGCTTGCGGATGGTACGCAGATGCAAGCCAACAACCCCAATTTTCACAAATCATACATTTCTAAGGTTCTGCCTACTGGAACTTTAAGAATTGTAAACAGAGGTATTACCAAAGAGTTTGCGGCTGGTTCGGCGCAGGTTGATAACGTTGTGGTCATTGAGTCCCGGAATGAACTTGATGAACTGCAAATTAATCTTGCCGGGCCTAATGGAGCGAAGTACCGGGCGCAGAAAGACCAGATGTTTATTGAAGGTCTTGGTCAAACTATCGCTCACCAGTTGGTTTATGGAACTACGTTAATCACCGGAGAAACCACGATGGCGGTTGACGAGATTCAAGGACTTTCCAGCCGGGTAATCACCAAGACTGCCTCCAATGCGGTTGATGCTGGCGGTTCTGGCGGTGATACGTCTTCTGTATGGGTAATTGAGTGGGGCGTTGGAAAGGTTTACATGGTCTATCCGTATGGTTATTCAATCGGAATCAGCAAAGAAGACCTTGGCAGGATGACCGTTTTTGATGCGTCAAGCCGCGCATATATGGCTTGGGTTTCTTTATTCAAAGGCTCTCTTGGCTTGGTTGTTGAAGACCCTCGCGCAATTCAGCGAATTTGCAACGTTGAGACTTCTGGTTCATCCAACATTATAACGGCTGAAATGATTATTGATGCCGTCAATCGGCTTCCTAACCGTGGCGAAGGTGCGGCTATTTATTGCAATCGGACTATTGCCGGATACATCGAAAAGGCCGGGCTTGGAACTACCGCTCATCCAGTTGTGCGAGGCGGTGAAGGAAATCCCTGGGGTTCTGGAAGAGTAAAGGATTTTCAAGGTATCCCGATTCGGATGATGGAATCCTTAGTTAATACCGAAGTGGTGTTGGCGTAACTTTTAAAAATTTATTCCTTTAGGAGGAAAGTATTATGGCTATAAGAGACGATAAATTATTTCTGATGGAAAATGTCAGTGCCATTATCGGGGCAACTACGACTTATTCGGATACTCTTGATTTTGGTTCTACGGCGAGCATGGATCCCGGAATCGGGACTCAACAGTATATCAATATCAATTTCGGCCCTGACACCGTACCGGATACCTCTATGACCTTCGCGATTACGGTTCTGGAAGGTACAACGGAAACTCCCACGACCACCGGGTACATTTTAATTACTCCGACTTATACCCATGCTCAGTTTGATACGGCAATGGCGTTGACGAAGGATAGTGGGGTTAATATTTGTATCCCCCTTCCTCCCCGTAAAGTGCAGTTAAGGTATATGCGTTTAAAGATAGTAACCACGACCGCAGGGTGGACAGCCGGAACGATTAACGCCTGGCTGAGTTCTGCTCCTATCGTTACCGATCTTGTATTTGTTTAATTTAACATGGAGGATGTATGGCTTCAGAAAGGTATGTAGCAATAAATGATCATTGGATAAATGATCAGGGACGGTATGTAAAACAAGGAGAAGTTCGGGAATTGTCCAGGGATGAGGCTGGTGCAATCCGGCACATGGTTAAAATTCCGCAGGGTGTTCGTGAGGGTTCAAAGGAGTTATCTTCTTTTGTGGAATCAGAACATAACCGGGATGAGATTAAAATGCGTCAATTACGGACGCGCAACCAGTCAATTCACGTTCAAGTTCCTGACAATATCCGGTAGTTAAACAGGCGGGGGGTAAAACCCCCGCTTTCCTAAAAGGACAGTCATGACTGTAACTTATGTAGATGCGTGCAATGAAGCCCTGCTGAAAATTGGAAACGCGCCACTTGATACTGGCGATGTTACCAGTGATCTTTATTTGTGGTTGACTGAATTATATGCCCGCGCAACAAAGCAGGTTCTTTTCGATTATTCTTGGGGCTGTCAAATGGGAAGAAAACTTTTAACCCAGGATACCACTGACCCGGTGTTTGGGTTTTTGTATCGTTATCAACTCCCGTATGACTGCCTTAAAGTTTTAGGAGTTTACCCGTCTGGATGTACTTATTCTATCGAAGGGGATTACCTTTTAACTGACCTTGATGATTCTGATTACGACCCCGGTCTTGGAGTACTTTATATTAAGTCCTTGGTTGCTCCTTCCGACCCACCGGCTTGGGTAACTACCACATTGTATGAGGTTGGTGATTTCGTCTTACAATCTGCGAAAATTTATTTATGTTTGACCGCTCATACTTCCGGAACTTTTGCGACTGATCTAGCCGCTTTAAAATGGGAAGAAACAACCTACCGAAAACTTGATGATGTCCAGCCATTACTAATGGAAGCGATTACTTGTAAGTTGGCATATCTCTTGACCTATAAATTTACACAATCCGCTTCGTGGAGACGAGAATTAGTTCAGGAATATCAATGGATTTTAGCGCGTGCGAAACAAACCGACGCCATGCTTGGGGCAGTAGATGGTGAAGAAGGTTCAACGGAATGGGTTGACGCGGGGCGTTCATAATGGGAAAAGCGACCCCTTTAATCAATAACTTTTCTGCTGGCGAGATCAGTCCACTTATTAAAGACCGGGTTGATTTATCCATTTATCAGAACTCCTGTCTTACCTTAGAGAATTGTTTTATCCTTCCGCAAGGTGGTGTGGTCGGAAGACCGGGAACCTATTTCGTTAACGAAACAAAGGATTCAGCGAAGAAGTTCAGATTAGTTCCTTTCCACTTTTCCAACTCACAGGCGTATGCGTTAGAGTTTGGCGATCAATACATTCGTTTTTATACGATTACCAATGGCGTAGGCGGGCAGATAGTAGCCAGTTCTCCGAGTGCGTGGGGGACGGGAACAGTTTACTTTGAAGGTGAATTCGTTACCCAGGGGGGAACAACGTATCTTTGTCGAGTCGCTCATACTGCCGGAACGTTTGCCACCGATTTAGGGGCTGGTAAATGGGCTGCGGAAACAATTTATGAATTGGCTTCTCCTTATTTAGAAGCAGACTTATTTGAACCACAGTTTGAATCATCGGCAGATACAACCTTTATTGTTCATCAAGACTACGCCCCAAGGCAACTTCAAAGATATTCGCACACTAAATGGGTATTGGGTGCGATAGATTTTACTCCCCCACCACACTATGACGCAGGAATAAGACCGGCATTAACTTTAACTCCTGCCGCCGTAAGCGGTGAAGCGGTCAACTTTACCGCAAGTGGGGGCGGTTGTTTTTTAGCAAAAGACACCAGCCGTCTTATTGAGGGTGATGATGGTGGCAAAGCCTGTATCACAGCTTATACTTCGGCAAATGTTGTTGTCTGTACCATCCTTGAAGCGTTTCCAAATACCGCCGCTATTGCTTCCGGAAAGTGGTGTCTAAAAGGTCATGCTGATAATTACCTCCATGATGCCAGTGGAAACAGGACACTGCCGGAAGGGACTGTTTTTACCTGTCATATTGAATCACCTGATGATACCGATACCAATGGATGGCACGCGGAAGATGTCGGACGGTATGTATTCTTTTGGGACGGATGCGCGAAAGTGATTTCAGTTACTTCGGCGACAGCCGCTCAACTAAGGATTATTTTTCAACCATCCAAAAGTCTTATCGGCCCGCACGACCCCGGAGTGGGAAGTGATGATAATAGGTGTATGGATTGGTATATGGGGGACTCAGAGTTTAGTTCAACAAGGAAATATCCGGCTTGCGTTTCCTTTTATGAAAACAGGTTGGTATTAGCAAACACGGCAAGTAAACCAACCACGTTTTGGAACTCAGTGTCAAATGATTACACCAATTTTACCCTTGGCAGTTTAGCCAATAATGCCCTGGCTTATACCCTTGCTTCACGAACGGTCAACGGAATTGTTTGGGTATCACTAGCCAACCAACTGATAATCGGAACCTTGGGGAGTGAGTTTAAAGTTGGAAGTGGAGTAACGGAAGACCCGATCACTACCAATAACATTAACGCGAAACCACAGACCTTCCACGGCGGTAAACTGCAACAAGCTATTTTGGCGTTTGATTCTATTTTTTTCATTCAACGTGGTGGGAAAATTGTTAGAAAGTTTTCTTATCAGAATGACAAAAACGGATGGTCGGCGGTTGATGTTACGAACCTGGCAAATCATATCACCACGGGGGGAATTTCCAACCTGTCATTGATGCAGGAACCCAACATGGTTGTTCTGGCATTACGGGCAGATGGTCAACTGTTGGGAATGAATATGACCGGGGTTGTAAGTAATGGTTCCTTTATGGAAATAGCCGGATGGCACAGGCACATTACCGAGGGAACTATTGAGACTTTTTGTATCTTAAAAACGGAAAGTTCAGAAGATCAAATTTGGCTTGGTGTTAATCGAACCATTGGAGCGAGTACAAAACGGTACATTGAATACACTAAACCGTTTAATTATGGGGACGAATTTCGGGATGCCTTTAACGTAGATTGTGGCCTCACTTACGATGGAGGTGCGGAGAAAACAATCACCGGGATTACCAAAGCCGCGCAAGGGGTTGTTACAAGCACGAGTCACGGATTGAATGATGGTGAACATGTTCGTTTTATAATTGACGCAGGGATGACTGAACTTGACGGTCATGTTTACGCGGTATCGGATAAGTCAACCCATACTTTTAAGATCAAGGATTTAACGGGCGCGTATGTGGATAGTACGGCCTATACGACATTTACCGCCGGGACTTGTGAAAAGGTTGTCCATACAGTTTCAGGACTTACCCATTTAGAGGGTGAAGTGGTTAAGGCGGTAGTGGATGGGATTTACCACGGAGATTATACGGTTGCTTCCGGGGCGATCACCTTAACAGGTTCGACTGATTCGGCTTATGGCAACACAATTCATGTCGGCCTTGGGTATGAATTAAAGATGGTATTACCCATTATCGAAGCCGGGGCCGCACTTGGAACCGCTAGAGGGAAACCTAAACGAATTAATAAATTGGTGTTGCAGTTTTACAATACCGTTGGCCCTATCAAAGTAGGCCCGGATGATACCCACTTAAAGACTATCAACCTTGATGATAACACTGAACCATTTACCGGAATAGTGGAAATACCTTATTCAGAAAAATACGGTCTTGAAAGTTCCTCGATAACCATTGTTCAAGAGGAACCCCGTCCTTTCTGTCTTTTATCAATGGAGCCTTTTATCACTGTTTATGAAAGTTGAAATTAAACCTTACGCGGCAGATCACGGCATTGAGATAATGCAGACGGTTATGGAACCGAATAGCGTCTTACCTGAACAAATGCAGGAGGCGGCTTACTATAACGGGCAACACTCAGAAGAAGCCTACACCTTATTTATTGACGATAAGCCAATGTTAAGCGGTGGATTTTTTCTTATCCATGAAGGATTCGCGGAAGGTTGGATTCTTGTCTCAGAAGAAGCACGGGAATTTCCGATAAAGGCAGTCTTAACCCTTAGAAGATATATGAAGGATTTAGTTAAGAAATATAACTTGATACGGTTACAGGCTAAGATTTTAAAGGGATTTGTGAGTGGAAACAGGCTTGCAACAATTCTTGGTTTTACTCTTGAGACACCAGAGGGGATGCAAAACTATGGGCATAATGGGGAAACATATATGCTTTATTCTTTAGCGAGGGATTAGATATGACAGGTCTTGAATGGCTCCCAATGGCTTTGATGGGTGGTTCGTCATTACTTCAAGGATTTGGTCAATATCAGTCTAATAAAGCCAATGCTGATATTTCTAAGGTTCAGTCGAAACAGGCAGAACTAAACGCCGCCTATAACGAGAGAAGGCAAAGGGAACAGTCGGCGCAGTTGATGGGGGAACAGGCGGCAAGGTATGGGGCTTCCGGTGTTTCGATGGAGGGCTCCCCTTTAATGGTAATGGCTGACCAGGCCCGGCAATCAGAACTTGAAGCACTGGCAATAAGGAACGAAGGAAAGATGGCTTCTGAGGCTTACAAGTCAGAG